TTCTTGTGCAAATTCTAATTGAATTTGTTCTTGGGCCATTAAAGAAATATGTTCTAGTATATTTTTTTGTGCTAAAGACATAATTGTCGGATTATTTCTAACCATGCTTGTACCCATAAAATTTAAGTGAGCATCAATGTGAGCTTTGTGGTCTTGTTTAGGAAAAGCTTGAAAAGTTTTTCCAGCCATAGCTTGAATATGTTCCATACTTGGGTCCATTGGTTGTGGTGGTTGTGGTGGAGGTAGAATTAAATCGACATTCTTGACACCCACCGCTTCATACATGCTTCTGTACGCCTGATATAAATTGTGAATCTTTGGATTAGTCTGTGCTAGTTGTAGTTGTGTTTGAGCTAAACTAATTCTTTGTGTTTGTGAAAAAATATTAGGATCTGCTATAGGAAGAATATCAATTCTGTCATCAAAATCTGTTTGCTTAATCATACGCTGACCACCCACGACGTCATAGGGATATTCTGGTGGTAAGTATAGCGAGAAGATTCTCACTAATTGTTTAAATTCACTCTTCAATGAATTGTATAATCTTTTGTGTATCGCCGACATCACACGAGAACCCCGTTCTAATAATGCCACTGTAGTTCCAACAGCAGCGCCTTGATTGCCATCACCTACTTGCATATCAGCAATAGACGCGAAACGTTGGCCTGCATTTACCACAATACCCATTAGTTGTAATAAGGTTGCAGAAGGTTCTTTGAAAGGAAGAGGCATAAAGGATTCACGGAGATTACCTCCTGGTGCATCCACGTCTCTAAACTCACCAGGTTTTATACCCTGTGCTTCATCTCGCACTCGGATACCACGTGTTTTAAAACCCGAGGGTAGATTAGAAAGAGTCCCTGCATCTAAAAGCTGTCGTAGGGCAGCTGTGGCAGTTCTCGATAATCCACCAATCATATGAATTAAACCGAAGCCATAAAAACCTAGACCTGGTAAAAACTTGAAATGTGTAAAATAATGAATTCTTTTTTTCTTAGGGTCTTGTGCTTCGTAGTTTCTTCTAATAGATAAAACTTCTCTACTACCTTCTTCGATAGTCACAATGTAAGGTAATTTGATTTCTGTAGCTTCATCTGTTTCAGCGTTGGTGTCTTCAAAACCCTCCAAGTCTAAATCAACATGACATTCTAACAATGTATACATGTCTGGTGATTTATCTGATTTACGAATACCCTCTAACTCTCTTTCTTTAGCTGCAATTTCATCATCTTCACTAGATGCTTCTGACACTTCGATGTCTCTATAGAAACCGCTAACTTGTTGTTTGCGTAAATCGTTTTCAGAAATATTTATTTTATGAATAATAGAATCTGCATCGTCTAGTGATGTTGCAGAATATGGAACAAGTAAATCATCCGCAGGTACAAACTTTGAGACGGCTCGACCTAATAATTCATCGTAGTACACTTTTTTAAATGTCGAGCCTGCGAGGGGAAGATAGAAAAGCATTTGGTCAAACTCTTGCTCATACTCTTTCATTTCTGACATGAGTTGATAGTTCATAAATTCTTTGACACGTTCGCTTTGTTGTTCCTTAGCGGTGCTAGGAGCACCTAAAATTTGTGTTCGCACGGGTCCATCGGCTGGTAATAATTCTTTGTAAGCTAGTGATTGAAACTGAGTGACAGCTTCAGCAAGAACAGGATGTGTTGCTCCGCTAGACCCTTGAAAAGGTTCATTTCGTTCTTTGTATTTGAAACCTAATAAATCTAAACCTTCTGTGTATGTTTGTTCCCAATCACCTCTAGAGGATTTATAATCTAAATATATATCTTTGAGTTCATTACCCAAAGGTCCTAAAACGTCATCATCTAAATATTCTGCTAAGTTGGCAAAGTGATTCTCACTTCCTTCTGCCATTGCTTTGGAAGGATCAAAAGATATTTCTGCTCCGCCTTCTTCCGTTTCAACAACTTCTATTTCTTCAGGAGTATCTTGCTGTCTATTTAATTCTTGGATTACCTGTTCCGATAGTTCATCTTGTCCAGGGATTTCTATAGTTTTTTGTTGTGTGTTTGGTAGTGCTTTATCTATATCAGCCATTTAATAACCTTACTTGTTTTTGAATAAAGAAGCAACACCCGCGGACATCGGTCCTTCTTGAGGTGCTACGGTTTTAGTTAGTCCGCCGTCTTTATACCCGTACGCCGATAACACGTTTGTTTGTTTTAGTGCTTCTTCTGGAGAAACTCCTTGTTCAATTAAATTATTATAATACGTTTCTAAAGCAGGAGTGAAACCTGAACCGCGGTCACCAGGAACATTGAATACTCCCATCTCGGGACCGACACCTAAAAGATTAGAACCTGTTTCATAAATCCCTTGATCTGTTATTTCATTTAAAAGTTGATTCGATTGATTTAGTTTTTCTAAATCAATCCCTGCACCTCCCATCGCATCTGCTCCACTAGAGAAACGATCATTTAAATTAGCTACGGCGGGTCTTGTAGCATCTGCTCCACTAGAAAATAGATCAACATTAGGCTGACCAATAGTTCGAATGAACTGATCAATTTCATCTGCTGTTGTACCTGCTAAATTTCTTTGTGTTCTTATATCACCTAAGTTTATTGCTCCAGTTCCACCCATCGCATCTGCTGCGCTAGAGAAAGTATCTTCTTCCTCTTCTTCAGGGAATAAAAAGTTTTTTCCTTTGCCAAATAAATCTTGAATAATATTTAAAGCTAGACCACCAATACCACCTGTATTAATTAAAGCAGGAATAATACCTTGAGTTTTTTCTGGAGTAGGTAGCATATTTGCAAAGTCTTGTGTCGGTGTTCCGGGTCTTGATGTAGGTAGGTTGAATTGTGGTGTATCTGCTTGACCACCCATAAGTCCTCTACCCATGTCACCAAAAAATTCTCCCACGGTTGGTTGATTTGCAATAATCTTTCCTGTGAAGTCAGCAGCAGTGGTTCCTGTTCTATAAACAGGTTTTTTTTCTCCTGTAACAGGATCAATTTGTGTTAATCCTTTAACGGTAGGAGAGCCTTCAATAAACTGAACACCTCTTCCAAAGTTTGCAGCATCTTGTAATTGTTTTTCTCTTGCTTTTGAAATCTCTCCAGCACCGGGTGCCATGATATTTGACATCAATGCAGCGGTGTTCGCTTGTCTTTCTGCGTTTCTATTTGCTTTTGCTGTTTTACTTCCCATTAGGAATCCTCCTGTTGATTTAATAAATAATCACGAAACAAAGATCCTATGCCACTAGGGAAAGGTAACATGAAAGGAAGAAAGTTTATGTTTGACTGTGATTCTTCTTTTGTTCCATACATGGGTGGTGGTAATTCTTTAAAAATATTAGGAGGAGGTGTTGATGGAAGAGGAAATCTTCGTATATCTAGTCCAGGAAGAGGCACTTGCTCATCTCTCACACTTGGTGGTAATTGAACTGTTTCTAAGGTATCTAATTCAGATTGTCTAAATAATTTATTGGGTGATGCTTGTGGTGATATAAAAACAGGAGGCATTGTTTGAGAAGGTGGTCCTTCAAACATTACAGGAGGCATTGTTTGAGAAGGTGGTCCTACATTTTTACCGCTTCTAGCATTTGCTAAAAGCTCTGACATGGTTCGATCAAAACCGTAATTTATTTCTGTTGTTCTATCTAGATCTGGTCCATCTGGTTGATATGCAATAATCATACTATCACTTTTAGTGTTAGGTCGAGTGTTTGTGAATTGTAAAAAATTATCACGAATTTTTTCAGCAGGAGTTTGGTTATTTGTTTGATTTCCTCCTGTTGGTGTTTTTGTTTTACTTCCCATTAGTAATATACTCTCCGTTGTTGTGGTAAGGGTGTATCATCTTCATCGTCAGGATGCTCAATAAACCCTCCCTGTCTAAACCTCATGACTGCTTGTGTCATACTATCGACCAAGTCGTCATGATCACCATACGGGAAAGCTGCACATTCTTCAATCACTTCTTCTGTGAATTTATCGTCGGTTGCCCATATCTGCCCTGACTCGAATAGTGGTGCCACGGCATTGACACGAGCGTGCTTATCATTTCCACGACTCGGTGTATAATTTATAACGGGTATTCCTTGTTTACGCAACTCAAAAGTCAAGGGCATTCCAGAAGCTTTTCCCTCTACAATAACACTTTCGGGTTTCCAATATTGATACTGT